GACTATTTGACGCAGGAAATCTAATAGGTGTAGATGATTTGCAATATGACAACAACTACACTTATATCAATTTAACAGCTGCATCATGTTCTTTCAACGGAACAAATACACTAGTGCATGTAACTGACACTACTTTTCTTACTAGCACAGCTAGCATCGGTGGTATTACGAATTTTGCTAGCAACACCGGCGATCAGTACTGGGGAGGAGATGCAGCTCATGCACAAGGTACTAGCACAACAGCGCAGGGTGCATACTCACACGCAGAAGGCAACAGCAACGCATATGGTGTCGGCTCACACGCAGAAGGCGGTAGTCAAGCATACGGTGCATACTCACACGCAGAAGGCGGTAGTCAAGCATACGGTGCATACTCACACGCAGAAGGAAGTGGCCAAACATTCGGCGCAAACTCCCACGCAGAGGGTGAAGCCACATCCGCCGGATACAATGCATATCGAATAAATGCTCACATAACCGGCGGTGTTATTAGCCTCGAACCAATATATGGTGATCAAACAGCAACTATTAGTGCTGGTGGTTTTGCGGTAATTTACGATGAGAGTGGTGATCTTGACACTATTAACGGTACACTACAAAATACATACCTATTCGAAGTATCATCCTCAGCATTTACATCATCGCTAACACAAATAACATTAGTTGATAACACAGTTACTACATTTTCAAATTTTGGTAGAGTACGTATAGGCGTTTATGGAACTCCAAATCCGCCCACTGCTGATGTGCCCTTAGGTAATTCTTCCCACACAGAAGGTAATCAGTCTAACACTATAGGAGAGTACTCTCATGCAGCTGGATATAGGGTCGAAACATTAGGCTGGTACCAATCCGTAGTGGGTATAGGGAATAAACCTATACCCGATCAAGGTGCATTTATTGTAGGAGATGGAGACCCTAATACTTCAATACAACACAATCTGCTCGTAGCAGCAGCCGGTAGCGTAGTTATTTCTGGATCATTGCAGGTATCTGGATCACTCACTATATCTCCTACCTCTTCTGGTACACCTGCATACACAGGAAAAGATGGAGAAATCGTATTTGGACAAACCGGTGGAAATTACAAAATATACGTTTGGTTAGGTGGAGCCTGGAGATCTGGATCTTTATCTTAACATATTTATTAAAAACAATTATTATAGAAATAATATCATGGCTTTAATCATCACACCAACCACCGAAAAAAAGATTCTTGTACAAGGTACGTCGATTGAATTATCTAGTGTTTATAATCGTTTAGAGTTTGGATGCCGTCCCAACGGTACAACTATGGAAGTTGCATTTTATACTTATGCAGATCATGCAGCTTATCTAAACGGCGATTCATTGCCAACGGATTTACCGGTAGGTAATTTGACGGCAGATATCAATCCGTTAACGCAAACGCAAGATTTAAATGCGGCTCATGCAATAGCAAAAGCGTATTACGAATCTTTAGGATTTATTGTTAGCATAGATTTGGTTTGATTTTTATGATATTTTTCTTATTATATCAAGAAAAGGTTACGTATGACAAGAAAACTAGATAAAGAACATTTAGAATCCATACAAGATTTACGAGAACGATTCGCACAAAATGCATCGTGGCTTGGTAATGTATCCATAGAACGAGCTTTAATTAAACGACAAGCAGAACAATTGGATGCACAACATGAAGAATTAATGCGTCAATTTGACGAAATGCGCGAACAAGAATCCGAATTGTTGGAAAAGCTCAAAGAACGTTATGGCGATGGTGAAATAAATATCAATGCTGGAACATTTACTCCTACTGGTCAGCAATAATAACAACATATTTATATTTAAACAAATCATAGGAGTAATTTAATGGCAGAAAGAATCGTATCCGCTGGGGTGTTTACGAACGAAGTAGATCAATCGTTTTTACCTCAAGCAATCGGGCAAATCGGAGCCGCAATAGTTGGACCAACTGTAAAAGGTCCGGCATTGATTCCGACAAAAGTATCTTCTTTCTCAGAATTCCAACAAATATTTGGTTCATACACAACAGATTCGTATGTACCTCATACCGTTGAAGAATACTTGAGAAGTGGAAACGTAATGACAGTAACTCGTCTTTTATATGAAGATGGTTATTCATTAGCAAACGGAGCGTTAGCCGTTATCGCAAAATCAGGATCCGTTCAAGTAGTAACTCACTTGTTGCATCCAACTCAACCAGTATCTACCAACGGTGCTGGTAACAATGTGTTTGAATCGTCTACATTAACAAATTTATCATCAGGTAGTTTTGTTATAACCATATCTGGTTCATTTGCAACACAAACCATACCTGGATTTTCCGCATTTTTAGCCGGCAATGGATCTCCATTATCAGCATCAATTAATTCTAATGCAAACAACTACATCACAAAAATATTTGGAAAATCTCCTAAATCAGTAGATTATCCGGTGTATGTACAATACGAAAATACATCCGCAACTAGTTCATTTTCTAGCTTATCCGATGTTACCATAGAATTAGCTAAACTTTCTAATTATGAATTTTTAACTGATTATTCGACAGCCGCAACCCCATGGGTTACTTCGCAAAAAATCGGAACTGCTACTAAAAATTTATTTAAATTTCATACTATATCTCATGGTACGACGGTAAATTATGAAGTAAAAGTTGGTATTCGTGATGTAAGAACTAGTTCAGAAACGTCAGATCCTAATGGATTTGGTACATTTACCGTAGAAGTAAGACGAGTAAATACTGCTAACATTGCAAATTCACCATACGCATCTCAAGACACGGATCAAGCACCAGATACCATAGAAACATATTTAAATGTAAACTTAGATCCAGATTCTCCAAATTATATTGCAAGAAGAATTGGTAATCGTTATCAAACTGTAACCGATGCTGGTAATATTGTCGTTAATGGAGATTATCTTAATGTTTCTAAATATATTCGAGTAGAAGTAACAGATGCGGTAGCAAATAAAACCAATGATAAAACATTGATTCCTTTTGGTTTCCGTGCAATGAATTCACCAATGCCTATGGCATCTGGATCATTGAATTTGTCTGCAGTGACTTACAAAACAACTCAAGTACAAACATCTTACAATGCAAATAACTATTTAGGATTTGATTTTACCGCTACTGCAAATTTAAATTATTTAGCACCAACACCGTCGACTGGATTAGTAACCGGAAGTAACGCTGATTTCTATTTAGGAGACGTTAATCAAGATGCACAAGCAGCATTTCCGTCAGTAACTGCTCCATATTCTGGTAGCATCGAAACTGCATTAACATCTGGTTCTAGTTATTTTACAAGTGTGATTGCAACTAGTACTCGTAAATTTATATTGCCATTCCAAGGAGGATTTGATGGAACAAGACCTAATTTACCTAAATTTTCCGGAACGAATATAACCAATACTAATACATTTGGATTTGATTGTTCAACAACTACTTCAACTGGTACTAAAGCATATAATAAAGCATTTACATTGTTAAGCAATACGGATTATTATGACATGAACATGTTAATAACTCCAGGAATATTGCAAAGCAAACATAGTGCGGTAACGTCTCTTGCAAGAAATCTTGTAACGAATCGTCAAGATGCATTTTATGTAATGGATTCGAATGCATTAACAGATTCTATTCCAACAGTAGTAACAGAAATAACCACTATTGATAACAATTATAGTGCAACATATTGGCCATGGGTAAAAATTGTTAATCCATCTAACAATGTTCCACTTTGGGTACCACCAAGTGTTGTAGTTCCGGGAGCATTGTCATTTAATGATGCAGTTGCCGCACCATGGTATGCACCAGCTGGTTTAAATCGTGGAGGTTTGACATCAGTTATTGATACTTATCAAAATTTATCTCAAGCTGATAGAAATACATTGTACGAAGCACGAATTAATCCTATTGCCAACTTCCCTAACGATGGTGTAGTTATTTGGGGGCAAAAGACACTGCAGGCTCGTCCAAGTGCATTAGACCGAGTAAATGTACGTCGTTTGTTGATTACGGTTAAGAAGTTTATTGCATCTTCAACTCGTTATTTAGTATTCGAACAAAACGTAGTTGCAACCAGAGACCGATTTACTCAAATTGTTAATCCATATTTAGAATCAGTACGTGCACAACAAGGCTTGTATGCGTTCCGAGTAGTAATGGATTCAACAAATAACACTCCGGACTTGATTGATCAGAATATTTTATACGGACAAATATTCCTTCAGCCAACTCGTACGGCAGAATTTATCATCTTAGATTTCAACATTCAACCAACGGGAGCATCTTTCCCGGAATAGCAAATTGCGATGTAACGAGAAAGGTAGGACTTCGGTTCTACCTTTTTTACGTTGCTGATATTTATAAGAAAATAGCAAGGATAAAAACATGGCATTACAAGATCAAGTAAACAATAGTTTAACCGATTTCGGTACCGAGGTAGATTTCTGGAACAGAGCTTATTCTTGGGAACCGAAAAAACAACATCAATTTATCATGGCAATCGATGGAATTCCTGCATACTTAATTAAATCTTCAGCAAAACCTTCAATAGCAAACGGCGAAATTACTTTGGATCATATCAACGTTCAAAGATACGTAAAAGGAAAATCAGTTTGGAGTACATTGTCAGTATCATTGTACGATCCAATTGTACCATCCGCAGCACAAGCAGTAATGGAATGGATTAGACTTCATCATGAATCTGCTACTGGTAGAGATGGGTATTCTTCATTCTATAAAAAAGAAATAAAATTGCGTCAATTATCTCCATTAGGTGAAATTATCGAAGAATGGATATTGCATGGAACATACATTACAGATGCTAACTTCGGTTCATTGGATTGGAGTACAGAAGATGTAGTTAGCATTGACCTAACTTTGAGATATGATTGGGCATTCTTGAATTTCTAATAAAATTTCATATCAAAACAATGGGAGTATTTTGCTCCCATTTTTCATGTTCTAGATATTTATAATAAAGTTATAAGGATAAAAATGAGTAAAATGACCGATCGACTTAGCAATCAAGACATTGTTACGTTAGCAAGAACCCAGTATGAAAACGAAAAACGTAGCACTTTACCGTCTGTAATTGTTCCATTATCTAGTAAAGGATTAATATATCCAGAATCACATCCGCTTCGAGTCGGATCTGTTGAAATGCGTTACATGACAGCATACGATGAAGACATATTAACTAATGTATCGTATCGCCAAAACGGAGTGGTATTTGATAAATTGTTAGAATCTATTATATTAAATGCGGTTGATATCAAAGATATTTCTACGGTAGATAGATTTGGTTTAATCATAAATGCACGTATTATAGCATATGGTTCCGAATATCCAGTAACCGTAACTAACTCAAAAACTAATAAAACTTATCAAAGAGTTATTGACTTAACAAAATTAAAAGTTAAAGAGTTCACGCTAACTCCAGATTCAAATGGCGAATTTGATTACAAAGTTAATGATGAATACAATATAAAATTTAAATTTACATCCGATGATGTAATGTCCGATTCGGTGTCAGAATTTTTAGCAAAAACTATAACTCAAGTAAACAATTCCAGAAAAACGGAAGATATCAAAGATTTCATACGATACAGTTTTCTTTCATTTGATGCGAAAAAATTTAGAACGTATGTTGCCGATAATACTCCTGGTATAGATTTAGAAATTGAATTCGAAGGTGACAACGGAGACGCCTTCACGTCATTGTTTCCAATTGGACCAGAACTTTTTTGGTTTTAAACCAGAACATCGAGTAGATTTACACGATAACATATTTAATTTAATTTGGCACGGCGAAGGCCGGTGGGATTGGGATACTATATACAATATGCCAGTGCATATTAGAAGGCATTGGTCAAAACGAGTGAATGATATTGTTAAAACTCGATTCGATGCGGCTGAGGCTGCGACTAAAAACAAAACCAAAAAACCTAAAGCGTAAATATTTATATGAAAAGAAGTAAATGATTGATCGCATCAAAATACAACATCTTAAACATCAACCGCGTCACGGTCGTGGACTACGAGATGATTTAGATGGAGTCGGCGATGCTGCAGCTGCAGCAACAAATGCATTTTTTAAATTACAAGGTGCATATGGTGAATTAAATGAATCTGCAAATAATTTAGTTCGTGGATTTGAACGCCAACAAGCAGTAAATCAAAAATTAATTTCGGATTTTGAAGCTGCAGCAAAAGCATCGTTGTATTTAGAATTAAGAAACAAAGATTTGCAAAAAGCTTTTGGAACTAATTCAATAATTGCTGCAAAACTATCAGAAAACATACAAAAAATTGCTACTAAATTTGGTTATGCTGGTAAAGAAGCACAAAAATATGCAATGGCGGTAAAAAACATCGCGCCTACATTAGATCAAATCAACGTTAAAAATCAAAATTATCTAGATGGATTAATGGGCGTTCAACGCGTATTAACAACTAATTTAGGATTAACGGAAGATCAAGCAGCATCATATACCGGATTAGCTACACAAAACGGCAAAAATGCTGTAGAAATGTTAAAAAGTACTCAACAACTTGCTGATTTTTTAGATCCGAGTGGGGGAATGGGTTACTTCAAAATGATAACCGAAGGATTAGCAGAAACTACAGAAAATTTACAATTACAATATGGCAAAATTCCTAATAATTTAGCATTAGCAACACTTCGTGCTAAAAGTTTAGGATTAACCATGGATCAAATAACTAGCGCCGGAGAATCTTTGTTAGATATCGAATCTAGCATCGGGTCTGAACTAGAATATCAATTATTATCAGGAAAACGTTTAGTTGATGAAGTAAGTGGTAAAAGTTTAACTAACGCATATCGAGAAGCTACGATACGAGGCGATGCAGCAGAACAAGCAAATACATTAAATAAAATACTTGAACAAGAATCAGATGTTTTACAAAACAACTTGTTTGCACGTCAACAAATGTCTCAATTGTTAGGAATAGATGAAGCATCGTTGTCTCGTGCACTGCAAAAGAAAAAATTGCTTGAAGAATCTGGGGCGGAAGTTTTATTTGATTTAGAAGGAGACGAATTAAAAAAAGCTGCCGAAGCCATGGTAGCTAACAAAACTATAACAGAAGATACATTTAACGAAATAGCTGAATTAAGTGATACTCGAACTACTGATGAAAAAATGGTAGAAAAATTAACGGCTATTGCTGAAAATACTGCCTTGTTTAAAACAGGACAAGTTAGTGCGGTTGCACAAGTTCAACAAAGTTTAGATGATATAGTCAAAGGAAAGATGACAGACGCTATGATAAACTTATCAGATAACGCGTTACAAGCTATTGGTAAAACATTAACTTCAGTTGATTTGGTAAATAGTATTTCCGTAGGTTCGGTTAAAGATCTTTTTGTATCTGCTACTACTCCAGAAATGTCTGCTATGGTAACTAAAGATGCAGTTATTCCTGCAGGATATGGAAGTAGAATTCTATCATTCCCTGAAGATACATTGCAAGCGCCAATTGCATTTAGTGATAAAGATACAATCGTAGCTGGTACTAATTTATCTGGCGCCGGAGGCGGCGGCGGAATGTCTCGAGACTCTGCAGTAATGATAGTTGCTGCAATAGAACGACAAACGGCTGCATTACGTGCAGGATTATTTCAAGAACGAGGCATTAATACGCCAATATATTAAGGAACTTTATGGCTCGACCAAATTTGCCAGTTAATTTAGGAATTTTGTCAAATCCGACATTGTTAACCCCAACGCAATTTGTGGCGCCATTCAACATACTTCCGGATGTAATTTATACTAATCCAACGGCAGGTCGACTTAATAGTTTACAATTCAGACCTAGTTCAACTGCATATCCTACTTATCAAGGAAATCCTACTTTATCTTCTACTAATTTTGCAACGGTATCTCCTTTTACTTATACGGTTAATATACCATTTACTTCAGAAACAGTAACAATTCGTCCTACCGATGCATATAAATTTACAGTAAATGATAATAACGGTGCAATGTGGAAAACAAGTCCCGCACCCGCAACGAATATATCATTATCCACAATAATTGCAAATGTAGCAAATACTGGCGTCGGAGTTGCTTCTGGAATAGTTGGTATTCCGCAAGTTGCACAATCTGGACAACAATTGTTATCTTTATCTAATACTTCTGCAATAAGTAATCGATATGCAACTTTAGAACTTCAACAGTTAAAACCATTACCCGGCGTTAAATATGCTGATTTCCGACAACGACGCGTATTTGGAAATACTACTGCTGCAACATTGTTAAGATTAGATGGTACTTCTGCTGCATTACGAAGCCGCAATGGCAGAACTGCAATTTTTGCAGCTGCTACCGCAAATCCATACGGCGGAGCTTATTCTGTATTTAATCTAGATGGTGCGGGGTTAACTGGTTACGGGTGGGGAAATCATGACGATCCATATGCAATACGAAATGATTTTACTTTAAGAAGTCACGTTGCAACAAGATGGGTAACCACCGGTACCGAATCTACTGTCGGAAGTTGGCAACCATTAAAATTCAATGCTCCGGAAAAATACATACCATTTCGTGGAGACCGTGTCAATGTTATAGATTTTGGTAAACGCGTACAAAAAAATGCATATGTATGGAATCCTCAGTTAGTAATTACAAAAGAAGGTAAAACCCAAGATTTTATAAAATTTTATTTAACAGGACCAGCAATTTTACCATCCGGGGCTGGCGAAGATGATATAATCGTATTTAGAGCCACACTTAGCAGTTTATCGGATTCATTCGCAGCCAATTGGACACCTGTTACTATGTTAGGTCGTGCTGATGCTAATCAACATTACGGCGGATATTCTCGAGACGTAAATTTAGATTTTGTAGTTTACGCAACGGATCGAGATGAATTAAAACCAATTTGGCGAAAATTAAATGCATTGGCTGGATATACGGCACCAATATACAACAATAATTTTTCATTAGGTGCACCGTGGATGCGTATAACAATTGGAGATTTGTTTAGACAACAACCGGTTGTATTAACTAGTTTATCATATACGTTGGTCGATGGAGATACGACTTGGGAAATTAATATAGAAGATGACCCAGAAATGATGCAAGTTCCACATAAAGTTTCAGTAAGTTGCCAATTTACATACATCGGAAACGAATTACCGCAACATGGAGGACGTTTCTATTCATTAGCTAAACAATATGATGAAAAAGCATTGCCATTACGAGGAAATGATAACTGGTTGAGTGGCTTTAATGATAACAGTGATGCAATTCCAATACCTAGAAAAAGTGAGGTAATTAAAGGTACGTCAACACAAACCGAACCTACTACTACTAAAGAATTAAAACCAGAAGAAGAAACGACATTTTCTCTTTTTATGAATAATGATGCAATTCCAGAACCAACAGAATTTGGTCCGCAATTACCAATAAACCCATAATATTATACCATGAACCGATATTCAAATTCAAACGTAACAAAGCCAATTGATACGGAAAAACGAAGATTAACAACTTCAATATTTCCTGCAGTTACCGCAACAACATCTGATATTTTAATACGAACTACTAGCATAGAACGTTTAGATAAATTAGCTCAACGTTTTTACGGAGATGCGACAGCATGGCCGGTTATTGCTGCAGCAAATCCAACGTTGAAAGGAACATTAGTAGTACCAATTAATACCAGATTAAGAATACCAGCTGCTAACCGAGTACAACAGTTTTTAAACGATATAAACATTGATAGATGAGTAACATATTTTATGATGAAGTTGATAAAAATTTAGTTGAAGAACTAAATGCGCGAGGTCGTGCTGGCAAATCGGACCGTTCTAATGCCGCATTAAACTTTATGCTAGGTAAAATAGCTAATGCTCGTATAACTGCATATACTGGAAACGATAGTACAACGCCTGTAGTTTCTGAATATGGAATATTAGGTGGCGAAACTGTACGTAGTGGACGTTATTTACCAAGCGGCAAAGATGGTTTTTTATCTAACGCTACTTACAATACATCGACAATCACATTTGGTACGGGTGCTGATGGTAATGACATAGCAAATGTAGTAACATCCGATGATTATCTAGACAACACGAGAAGAGTTGGTCCTATATTAACTCAGTTAAGTATTACGATTGGCGATCATTCTATGGGACTATTAAACAAAGCTACGGTTCAAATATCGATACCAAATCCAGCAAGAGATTTAGAAGGCGTAGAAGCAACTTGGTTCCGTCCCGGACGGTTTGTTCGCATAGAAATTGCGCATCCGGATTCTGCATTAATGACATTGAATTCTACAGGCGGTAAACTAACCCCAAGTACATTGCCTAATGTAGCTCAACTCAAAGAACGTTATCCTTCTTGGGATATCAATAAAATATTGGATCAAATACAGTATATGAACAAGTATCAATTTGAAGGATTAATTACATCTTTTGATTTTTCATACAATGAACAAATGCAAATTGATGCTACTTTAAATTTAACTGGTACTAGCAATGTATTTACTGATATAAGCATGTTGTTACCAAAAACAAACACGGAAGTTAAAACAAATCCATATGATTATGTTGATAACAATGTTCCTGCTACGTTAATTTCCGAAGCGGATGCTGCTAAGCTTAGTGCAAAACCAAATGCACAACTTTATGATGCATTAGATACAATCGTTACTAATGCGTTAGTAAAAATACCAAATGGAAGCACTGGCACTGGTTTGATATCATTAAACATACCTAGTACGATAACAGGTTCGGATGTAGGTAATTCAACTGCAACAGATCATTTTTTATTATTTGGTGAACCATATGATCCATTAGTTAATGATGATAAATATAATTCATATGCAACTGAACGTACTAGCGAATTAAAAGAACTACAAACAAAAATTGATTATCTAAACGGACTTTTAGCAGCACCATCTGGATCTAAGAATTATCCAACTGCATCTGTAGATATATCTCGATTGCAAACTCAATATACCGCATCAAATACAGTATTTACTAACGTTAGTTCTAGCAATGTCGATGAAACAAATCCTAGTACTTTTTTTAACAGATACATTACATTAGGAGCATTAACGGAAATAGTAAATACGTATGTTGTTAGTAAAGTAGCTGGTTCTGTAAGTTTTTCTAAAATTATTTGCGATGATATTCTATGTTTAAGTAATTACTTACCAGAAATGGTATCGTGCATTCCTGATGAAATATTGTTTTTGCCATCAAAATTAGCTGATTCTACAATTGAAAATTCAGAAATAAATCAATACGGAAATTTAGCGTTTTATGACAAAGCTATCAGTAAACATACAATTTTACGTTTGCAAGGATATACAAAAGAATGGCCAGGTGCATATAAAACTGTTTCAGGAGATTTAACGATAATATATCCGTCTCGTATATTCATTAATATGGAATTCATACAAGCAACGTTGAATTA